AACGCATCGTCAAGCTCGCCTTGACGGTTAACTGTTCTCTTCTCTTGTTCTTCTAAGGAAGTAGTCTTCTTATTGTCCGTTGGGTTTTCCGCTGTGGAATCACCCGCTGTGGAATTACCAACGGTGGTTGACAGATGAGGGTTCATCACGTACCAGGCTTTCGGACCGAACTGCCCGTTAGGCATCTTGGTTCGTTCCGTGTTCAGCCAGCGGTGGCGCGTGAGGTTGTTGATGGCCTCGTTGATGGCGTACCGGCCCATACCCGTCTCGCGCTCAATCTGCCCGTAGGTCAGCTCGTAGCCATCCTTGTGCGACATGAGGTAAGCGAGTAGGCGGAAGCCTGTTGCCGTGATCTCTGGGTTACGGATTGCCTCGTTCGGAATCTGCGCGAACGGCTGATTGTCGAGGCGATAAACGCGGTGAATACCGGAAGTGCTTTCTTTCATTCATTCCCTTTCTTGCTCAACAACACTAAACGAATAGTCATCGTTAAGCAAACGCCATTCACCTGACACGCTGTGAAAGATTGGTTTGGCGCGGAAGTCATCCCACTTGCTGACCTTCCACCCGTACTGCAGGGCCTTGAGCCGTAGGGCCGAGTCGGCTTCAATTGCGCCGTTGAGCCACGAACACAACACGACCAGGTTCGTAGGTGCGTCTAGCAGCTTGGAGCCACCCATGCCACGGTTAGCGCGATGGTTAGGGGCGATTGCTTCGGTCTCGCCGCAGTGGACACAGCCACCGTCTCTAGCGACTAGCCGTGCGAAGTCCTTAGGCTTCATAGCGGAAACCGATGTGCATCTCAGGCATCGTGTAGTCAGGTGCCTGCTCAACCTGTGCTGTGCCGCCTGTAGGGCCGTCTAGGACAGGTAGCCGGCACTTGTGGCCCACAATCCAGCCAGCGTGAATCTCTTCGGCGTTAGGCTCTTCGACTATCTCTATCTCGGCACCGCACGAGCACCGTTCACGGATCACCTTGATGTCTTCCATTCCAGTTCGACCATGCGTGCCATCGTCTGGACCGCCATAGTGGATTCCGACAGTTGCTTGAGGTGCAGCTTGATGCGCCCGACCTTGGCGCGTTGAACGCCTGCCGTGAAGTGAGCGTCAGCGGACCGCAGTTTCGCTATCGCCTGCCGTTCAGCGACCGTGCCACCAGCCTGCAGAAACTCGGTGGCCTCCAACTTGTCTGCGTCACGCTCAAGCGCGGCTAGTTCTTCCTCAGCGTCACGGAGCGCGAGAAGGCCCTCAGATGACTTCTTACGGATGCTGTCTAGTTCGGCAACGACTTGCCCTGGTGTTTCAATCAAACGTCATGCTCCTCGCACATGCGCTGAGTCTGCAGAAGCAGGAGGTGGATGCGGTTGCGCTCTTGAATCCACGGTGTCGCATCCATCCCCATCTTCTTCACAGCCTCGGCAATGAGATGCACCTGGTGAAACGCCTCGGCTTGAATCTTGCGTCGGCGTTCCAACGGGTGTAACGGGTCTTTAGGCAAACGACTTGCCCTTAGCGGTGATCAGGTCGAGGGTGGCCTTGTCGGCTCCCTGAGTGCGTGCCTCGTTGTAGAGTTGCAGGGCCGAGTCGCGGTCCTTCAACTTCTCGATGTCGGCAGTCCAGTTGCGTGCCGGCCTAGGTGTTGCACCACGCTCAACCTTCTGCATCTCTTCACGCGAGGTGCGCTTGTTGCCCGAGTAGTTCATGTTCGCTAAGGCACGACCGATAGCCGAGGTCTCCGCGTTCTCAAGAGCAGAGGTCTTGTTCGCCATGCCTGCGCCGTCAATCTCGAACGCCCAACCAGTAGCCTTCAGGTACCAGCCAGTAGGGTTTTCGAGCATGACCCAAGCGTTCGCGTCTTTGGGGAGAGTCCAAGTCGGCACCCAGATTTTGGCCTCGACAACCCACGTCGACACCGAGCGGTCGGCAGGAGTTGTGTGGTTGATGGTCTCGATGCGTGCGTGTGGGTTCTCTGCCCAAAAGCGCTTCAGGCGTTCTTCTACGGTCTCGTAGTCTGCGAGGTTGAAGTTCGCCATTATGCGAGTCCAATCTCTACGTTGTCGCCCAACACAATCCAGCCGTCAAGGCCAGCCAGCAGAACAGCCTTCTGGTCTGGGTTGCTGTAGTCGTTGCGGACACCGACGATGCGAGCCTGAATGTCGGTCGTGTCACCGTGTGGGGTGCGGATAAGGATTGAGACGAAGTCGTCAATCTGCGGTCGATACTTGTATGACAGAGTCATGTTGCTATCCCTTCTTGTTTACTAGGTATGGGGTGCCGCCATTACGAGCCTGGCGAGTAACCACCCACTTATCATCATAAAGCCCACGCTTTGCATTACCGAGCGCATCAAGCACGCGGCTCTTCATCTCGTTAGCGTGGGAAGTCGCATCATCCAAAGCAGCGATTGCGTTGCTGTAGTGGATGAACAGGTCACCAAGTTCAACTGCGCCCTCGGTGTCGATGTCTGGGTGCAGTTGGCGCACCGTCTCGTAGGTGGAAGTCGAACCGTCAAGGTCCGGCGCGGTGTCTGCGAGGATCAGCTCACGCATCTTCTCGACCTCGCTCAGGTTCGCGGCCTGCTCGAACTCGTCGGCCCAAATCTCGAACTCGGCATACTTGCTACCGCTGAACAGGACCACCACGAAGGCACGGTTGTAGCCGAAGGTCTGCAGATACCACTGCACCTGGGTGCGGTAGTAGGCAGGGACACCGTCGCGCCAGTCATCCTCGTAGCGTGCGGTCTTCACCTCGACGATTCCACGGTGCACGCTGATGGACTGGTCATCGCCGTGACGGTCCACAACATCCCACTCGAACACGCCGTCAGGGTTGGAAATCTGCCACGGGCGAGTCTTGTTCGCGTAAGTGCCGAAGCCTGTACGGACATGGAACTCAGGATGCTCGTCAGCGAACTTCTGCAGGATCACTGCCTCAAGGCGAGTGCCCCACTCCATCGCTTCGGTCTGCGAGACGGTGTCCTCGATGCGGCCCGTCTTGCGTGCCCACACACCGTAAGGCGAGGTCCAGGGCGACACCTTGCAGATGCCGGCCACATCAGAACCGCCGATGCCAGTCTTGCGCAGCTCATGCCACTCAGGGCTGTTCGCCTTGAAATCGCCAAGCAGTATGCCGTTTCCAAGGATGTCAGGTGACTTCTCTATAGTTACTAGAGCCATCAGTTTTTTTCCCTTCTCTGGTGGTTGCAGGCCGAGGGTTGAGCATTGCTCCCCTCGGTTTTTGCATTTCCACAGGTTTTCGTTTACGCTTTTCACATTAGTCGGGTACTCCGACATTTAGTAAAAGGGAAACGAATGGAAATAGATTCAGAGAACCTCAAGGACTTGTTGGCGTTGCACAAGGTCATTGACGAAGCGTCGGAGCGACCAGGCTGCCTAGACACAGACCCTGAAATCTTCTTTGCGGAGAAGCCACAGAACTACGAGGATGCACGCAGCGTCTGCATGAAGTGCCCTGTGATTACCGAGTGCGCGGTCTATGCGATCAAGTGGGAGCATGACGGCTACTTCGGTGGGTTGACTCCACGCCAGCGTATGAAGATGCGTGCCATGGCTAACGCCCGAAAGAGGGCCGCATGAGCTACAGGACCGTCGAGGGCGATAACGAGTACTACTACGGCACCTGTGACCGTTGCGGTTTTGAATGGAAGTTCCCACAGACCTACGCGCAACGAGCCACCTACAGCATGGATGTGTGCAAGGACTGCCGTGCGAAACCAGTCACCCACTCTGGCCCAGCGAACGACTACTGCCTGCCATGGCAAGGCGATGTCGACCTAGACACGATGGCTCCGCTCGACGATGACGGAAACCCCTACAAGCCAGGTATCCGCACCTGCGGCAACGCCGACTGCATCAGACCGAAGCACCTCATCAGCGAGGTGCACACGCGCACCCTGCTACGTCGCCTCGGTCTTCCCATACCCAGCACTCTTCTCTAGCCACCAAGCGGCCGCCTTCCACTCACCCTGGTTGGCGGCCTTTTGGATTTGGGCGAGGTTGCGCATGATCGCTTCGGCCCGTGCCTTGCGGCTCTGCTCGTAAAGCTCAAGCATTGGAGCAAGGTCAGCCGGCACTCCCTCGCCACGCTCCTGCATCTCGTTCGCACGCTGCCCCAGTTCCAGCCAGCGGTAAACCGTCTGCAAGTTGATGCCTGCAAAGTGAGCGGCAACCTGAATGTCTGCGCCACCTCGCAGAGCGTCAAGCAGCGTCTTCGTCTTCGCCTGGTCCACGGAAGCGCTCGCCGTCTTGGTTGATAGGGACTTCACCTGTGTGCTCCATGTAGCGTCGGAGGATTACGTCGGCATAGATGGGGTCGAGCTCGACTAGCCGACCGATGCGGCCCGTCTGGTGGCAGGCAATCAGCGTTGACCCTGAACCGCCGAAAGCATCGAGAACAATGTTGCCTGGCTGTGTGCTGTTGCTTATGGCCCGTGCGACAAGCTCGACAGGCTTTGTCGTCGGGTGCAGGTCGCTGCGCTTCGGGCGAGGGATGGCCCACAGGTCCGACTGCTTACGGTCCTCGACAGGCGTTAGCCGTGCTGCGCTCTCGTTCCAGCCGTACCAGATTGGCTCGTACTGGGTGTGATAGTCCTTGCGCGACAGCACCAGTTGATCCTTGGCCCAGATAATCGTGCTAGACCAGTGAAACCCTGCCTCGCGCAAAGCCTTGTCGATGACCGGCCACTCCTGCGCGGACATGACCAGATACACCGCTGCACCAGGGCGAGAGTACGCCTTGAGCTGGGTGCTGAACGCCTCGCAGAACTCGTCAAAGGCCGTGCCCTGGTTGTCGTTGAGAATCTTGCGTGGCTTGTAGCCCTGAGCGTTGCCCTTCTTCACTGCCCCGTAGTTGACGTTCCACGGCGGATCAGTGAAAACGAGGTGCGCTTCATCGCCCTGCATCAGGTCTCCGAGGTCGCCCGTCGAGTCACCTACCAGCAGACGGTGAGGGCCAAGGCTCCAAACATCTCCTAGACGGCTCTGAGGGTCGCTAGGAGGCTCTGGAATGTCGTCAGGGTCTGTGAGTGCGGTCGGCTCATCTGAGGCCGTCAGAGAGGCCAGCAGGTCCTCCACCACTTCTGCCGTGTAGCCCGTGCCCTCGAAGTTGCCCAGCGACTCCAACAGCGCAGCAAGCGCATCCAGGTCATAGGTGGCCATGTCCGAGTAGCGGTTGTCGGCAAGAACGATGCGTGCCGCTTCCTCGTCGGTAATCTCCCACAGCCACGACACAGCAACCGTGGCCCAGCCGAGAGCCTTCGCGGCCTTCCACGTATGGTTGCCGGCCAGAATCTCGCGCGTGTCATGCCGCACCACCAGAGGCCGATACTGCCCGTTGATGCGCAGAGAGTCTGCAAGTGCAGAAACATCCCCTACACGAGGGTTCCTTGCATAGGGGATGAGGCTGTCAATGTCCACCTGGTCGATGGACTGATCAAGAATCAATGGGTCTCCTTAGAGCTTGTCTCCTGCGAGAGCGTCAACGAGACGCTGAATGGCACGCTGCACAGCCTTTGCGCCACCATCCTTGGTGATGCCGCGCAGCTCGCCGATCTCCTCATAGGTGAGGCCGTCACGGAACCGCCAACCCAACACCTGCTGAATCTCAGGGTTGAGGCCGTGATAGGTCTGCTTGATGTCGACGAGGATGTTCAGGGCCGTGTCGTAGCGGTCCGAATGCGCGACAGGTTCACCCGTCACAGGGTTCTCTGCCACGGTCGTCTGAGGGATGTCCTCAAAGATGTACGGCAAG